TTCCTTCTTTTTCGTATGCAGAGAGAAGTTCGTCTGTTTTTAAACAACCGAATTCATCGGGGTTCTCTCGGATTTCCTTGTACATTTTGTGTATCTCTTCACGTAGATCCATTGTGTCTATATAATGTATAATCCAATAACATTTATATTAAATCTATAATATATATTCCATAGTATGGGATTATAAGGGAACTTAAAGGCCGAACGACATCTTCACCGTATTAAAAAAGGCAAGTGCAAACTCAGTGACACCAAGATTGAACAAGATGAAAAGTGCCGAAATAAAAATGAGTTTGGAGTCGTATTCACCAACAGTTGTTGATTCTCTGAACGGATTGAATTTATACATTAAAACTAACCCAACACATGCATACGTAATGTTGCTGATGACTCGAATGTAATTTGGCGAAATATAGGATATTCCTAAAAATAAAATGATATATCCAATATAAACAAGTCCCATGGTGACAAGGTAAAGTGGTTTTTTTGTAGTTTCAATCACATTATCCGCTTTTTCCAACATATTTTTTACAACAGGAGCCATTATAATAATAACATATATAAAAATGTTATTACTATTCATTCAATGAATGTCCGAAGTCTTCATCCACAACTACAAATTAATGGAAAAACTCGGCAAAGGTGCTTTCTCTACAGTTTTCAAAGCGGAACACCGAATTAGTAAGAAGATGGTCGCAATAAAGATAGAGAAAGAGGCAACCACGCTGAAACACGAATCCAAAATACTTGCATACTTGAACAGAGAACTGCCCGGTCTCCCCAATATTCCAGTATTGTATTGGTATGGGTTATACGGGAACAGTGTATGTTTGACAACCACCTTTTATGAAACATCATTGCTCCAATATGTAGAGAAAACAGGAGTAAGTCAATTGCCCAGATTGTGCGAACGAATGGTTTCTGCAATAAAGCATTTGCATTCTGCTTACATTGTTCATAGCGATATTAAACCAGATAATTTTATGATAGACAACAGAGAAAACCCAATATTAATTGATTTTGGTTTGTCTTCTCTCTTCTACAACGCCGAAAAAGATGTTTATAAAGAGAATATTCGAACCGCACATTTAATTGGATCGCCCAAATATGCCAGTTACAATTTGCATTTGGGGAATGTGATTTCACCGAGAGACGACCTAATTTCTCTCGGGTACTTAATGGTGACAATTTTTGGAATTGAATTGCCGTGGTCAACAAAATTCTTAGAAGAAGAATCATCTGAGTTCCCTTTGTACCATGTAATGCATCCAGAGAATATGCAACGTGCCAAATATAAAAAGTTTGAAACGTTGAAAGCGTATTTGTTGGGTTTTCCGGTAGCCCATAATTTGATATTGTATTTAGAACAAGTTTATGCACTTGAATATGGAGTCGTACCAGATTACGGAAGATTCGGTTTCTCTAGCATTTTTTGAACACCGGGGTTATTTTTAAGCGTACCAGTAATATCCGTAACGGAGAGAAGTTTGGTTTTGCTTTCGCTGAGGTTGATACCGTCCATCGGTTTCATTGATGCATCTTTCATCAATGGGTCTTTCATCAATGGGTCTTTCATCAATGGGTCTTTCATCAATGGGTCTTTCATCAATGCATCTTTCATCAATGGGTCTTTTGGTGCATCTTTATTTACAGTATCAATTGTATCAAGTCCCTCTGTATATGAAGAGAACAATAGCGAAATGAGCAAAATGGCTAAAAGTAGTCCAATAGACATAAGTTTCGGTTTGGAAAACAGTTGAAATGAAAACATTGTATATAATAGTTTTACAAAAAAAATATAAAGCCACTTTGCATAATAGTGTATATTATGTCTGATAGATCGACAGGTTCTGTAAAGTGGTTTAACAACAAGGCTGGATATGGATTTGTGACTGTGAAGGGCGGCGACCATGATGGTAAGGACGTTTTTGCCCATTATAGTGCAATTAAGGTGGCCGATGACCAATTCCGTTATTTGGTGCAAGGCGAGTACATTGAGTTCGACTTGACCAAGGATGAGTCTGGAAAGCACGATTTTGTGGTTTCCAACATTTCCGGAATCAAGGGTGGAAGTTTGATGTGCGAGGTTCAAAAGGCGAATGAGAAGCCCAGAGAGACACGTGTTGTTTATAAGTATGTCGTTGGTGAGTCCGGAGACAAGGCTTCCGGTGATGCGGAGGGGTTCCAGACTACAAGACGTCGTCAGCAAAAGCCGAAGTCCAAGCCCAATGATAAGAAGAGTTATTTGAAGGCTGTTGCTGCATCAAACTAAACAAATTGTTATATAAATGATTGATTTTTAGTAACACATCAATACTCGGTTAGCTCAGTTGGTAGAGCGCCAGACTTTTAATCTGGTGGTCCGGGGTTCGAGCCCCCGATCGAGTGCAATTTTATACGTTTCATAAAATGTATAAAATTTATTTTTATTTTTTGAGGGTTTTCTTACGCCTTATGGATTTCCGTCTCATAATGGATTTCCTCTTTTTCTTTTTTCCTCCTCTTAAATTTTCAAATACTACATATTCAGTCAGTTTGTCGATTTCTTCCAATGACAAATTATGTTCTTCGTCATTTGACTCATAGGCATTGCATGTAAAATCACAAAAATATAATTTAGAAATATTAAATTCTATTAATTGTGATAAAATATCACTTCTTAATATATGCAAAGGTGGTACATCTTGAGTGCCTCGAATATTTTCATTGATTTTTCTTAATAAATTATTAAGTTTATTTTTTTCTTCCGTACTAAATCCAGAACTAAATAGGGTAAAAACACCACTAAAATCATCATACTTGGTATAATATTTTTGGATACAATGAGATCTTAAATCAATCTTTTTTAACTCAATATTTTCCAAAACACAATCTTTTTCGCCATAACCACATATACGATTTTTAACCGGTTGTATTTTTGTTGGTGCTCGAGCGTTTATCAACACTTCATTAATTTTTTCTTCAACTGTTTTTCTTCTTCCATCTTGGTCGTTATAATGCGTTCCTGAAGCTTTTACTAATGCGAATATATCTGATCTTCCAATACATGTTTTACCTATTTTTGCTAACCCAATCACTGTCATATTTTCAATATTGTATTCATGTCTAAAATTCAATAAATGCAACCTTCTTAAATAAATTTGACGTTCAAGTGATTTCAAGTCAGTGGATACTTTCAAGTCAGTGGATACTTTTGGTTCGGCGGACGCTTTCAAGTCAGCGGACGCTTTCAAGTCAGTTAATACTTTTGGCTCAGCGGACGCTTTCAAGTCAGCAGATGCTTTTGGCTCAGTGGATGCTTTCAAGTCAGTGGATACTTTTGGTTCGGCGGACGCTTTCAAGTCAGTTAATACTTTCGAGTCAGCAGACGCTTTGGCTGCTTCAAATACAGCGGCATCGTCTGGATGCGTAGGATAAACGGTTATTACACCATGACAACGAATAATTAATGCAAGTACTTTTGGTTCTATTTGCATTTTAATATAAAAAGAATGTATATTAAAATTACACACTAAATTATTTTTTTCCTCCACGTTTGGAAGACTTTCTTCTAGATTTGCCAGTAAAAGCCTTTTGCGTACTAGACGCGGCTTTTTTGCTTCCATTGTACATTTTTTTTGCTAAAGGAAGAATGGCACCCAACGGTTTACCAGGGTTCTCTTTGCACAACTTTTTTACTAAATCACTCCAAGCACTCATTTATATACATAAAATATATTTTATTTTGATGAGTCTTCATAAAATTGAACTTTATTTATTATTATCAATTAAAAACATAATTGTAATACATAATATTCAAAAATGGTCAAAAATACTGGAGGAGGAGGAAACGCAAAGAAACAGGCACGCAAGTTCCAGGGAAAGAACAAGAGCACCGATTTGCGTAAATCGGAAGACATCAGCGAAAAATACGCAATTGTAGATCTGATTTACGGAAACGGACTCAATGTTTATACAAATGATGGTCAAGAAATCTGGTGCAGGATTCCCGGCAAATTCAAGGGCCGAAACAAGCGAAATAATTTTATAGAAAAGGGTGCATGGGTGTTAATTGGCATCTACGAATGGGAAAAGACCGAGCAACCAAAATCATGTGAATTGTTGCATATTTATGACAGAAACGAGATTGAACAGTTGTTTGAATTACCCGGAGTAAATTTGAAAACACTGATTACGAAAAGCAGGTCCGAGCATACTGCAGGTTCAGATGATGATGAAATCGAAGAAGATGGCGACAATGATGAGTTTGGTTTTAAATTCACAGACAAAATCGTGGATAATAAAACAATGTTTGCGAATGATATCACAAATGTTGCAATTGTTAGTTTTGATGGGGAGCAAGAGGTGTCATTTGACGATTTATAATTGGGATAATAATAAAAAACTTTATATTTTTTATTATTTTTAGGCTTTCAAAAAATGCTTGTTCAAATACTTTTGAATCGTAAAATGCGTAATCTTTTTACTCTGGGCTTCTTCGCCAAGAATCTTCCATAACTTTTCGTCAGGAACAATAATTTGTCTATTTTCGGAATTCTCTAAGTTATTCTCCTTAATGTACTTGTTCAAGTACTTGGTAATCTCAATTCTAGAAATCAACTCGCCATCATTTTTCCCCATAAACTCGCACATTTCAGATGTTACCTTGGAAGATACGGCAAACCCACACGGCTTTCTCTCCTTCTTTACCTTTAAAGAAGTCTTTTGTTCCTTCTTGACCAACGAATCGATAGAGTGCGACAACTTCTTCGCCTTCTTTTCAAGAACACTGAATAACTCTTTCATATCATTGATGTGGGCATTTACCTCATTTAGACTTGCAACCATCTTTTCCATACTGTGGGGGATAACTTCTTGATTCATTTCTATATCGTTTAATATAGGGATTTATTTATATGCTTTTTATTAGTTATTTACATTCAAGTAAAATCGAACTTTTTTTATATTTTTACAGAAGGCATATATTTTATAAATCAAATCATTATTTACTACAATGAACATACAATCTGTTTTCAACATTGCCCCTAAATTCAAGATTCAAATCGGTCACAAATCCAACAAGGGAACCGGTCGCCAGAATCAAGACGACGTCTTTGTCATTCACAATCCCGAAACCGATTCTTACATATTCGGTGCGGCCGACGGACATG